GAAAGCCACACCAGGGTGGCGATTAGTAAAGATCTGAGTGAAAACTGTAGTAATTATGCGGCGCAGTCCCGCGAATTACGAAGCATGTTTGCCGAAATGGAGTTAGTCAAGATGGCTGCTGTCCATGGACATACGCATGGAGAGTCAGCTGCTTCTAGATCCTCCGCTTCGGCTTTCATCGACAGCTTTTCGGCTTCTACGGGCCGGAAAGCTGTCTTCCTGCAAGGTTCCGCAGCTGACGCCAGGAATGGACGAGAGTTTACTCGAGTACATTACTGGGGTAAAGACTGGAACGTTGATGCAAGACAACTTGCCAAAGAGGACAACGACCTTAATGCTATGATAGACGTTGATTATCATGTCGATATGAAACGCCATTTGTCACGCAATTTTAGGCCGTTAGTCCTTTACACCGTCCAACCTAGCCGTGCTAGTGTTGATCGGGGCGAGTACAAGTATTGTTTCAATAGAGATAATCAGTTGGATTATACAGTATCTGGTGGTGGACGTTATGTTCACGAGGTGTGGAACTGGAAAGGGGATTCTGTGTCGTCGACACGGTGGTTTTGCTGCTTACCAATAACACGCAGCATCTTTAATGTGGAGAGGAAACGAGTGGATGAGGACCATCAACTGGTGCTTTTAACGCCCCTCGTTAAATTCCGCGGAGTGAGATGCTGGCTTAGTTATTGGGTGGCCGAGTGTAATCAGCTTGACAGACTTAGGGCTGTGCAAGGGGATTTCACCAGGATTGTGGTTAACACAACTGACGGTATGCTGGTTTCAACAGCACGAGCCGGATGTTATTTGTGCGCCACTGTTCCGGTCTCGGTTGATGATGCTATTGCATCAGCAGCTGCAACAACCGTAAAACTGACACACAGTACTGTGAAGGCTAAGATGGCCCCATTGGACGATTTCACAGGCTCTGAGATTTTATTGGAGTATCACCTTGAAGGAAGGAAACCTGGAGACAGAGTGGACACGCTTAGTGCAGTCCGCTCATTCCAGTGGATGAAAACTTATCAGGATTACGAACCTGAGAACCCGTCTATGGTGTCCTTTATGAACCCATTATATGACGGAGCTTTTGTTCCCGACAACTGCAAGAATAATGACGAGCGCATGGTCGAAGAAAGAGTCAGTAAATTAAAACAGGAAAATAAATCAAAACAAAATAAAGAAGATACATTATCCCCATTCTTACACAAAACCATGACCGAATTCGCCGCTTTATTTAAGAGTGCAGTTGGAGGAGACATTAGCCCAGTCGATTATGATGAAGTTTATGAGAGACAACCCAAACCGTCTCAACGTAGGATTCTAGAAGAATCAGAACATGGCGTACGCAGCGACAAGGCGTCGGTCTTTCAAAAGGCTGAAGCCTATGGTAGTTGCAACGACCCTCGAGCTATTACGCAGATCAATGGAGTAGATAAACGTGAGTATTCTGCTTTCATTTATGCTTTGGCTGACCGTATGAAACGCTGCCGGTGGTACGCGTTTGGCAAGACCCCCAAGGAAATTGCCGAGCGTGTGGCCGAAATTTGCGAGCAATGCTTGTCACATGTTGACAGCACTGATTTCTCTCGCATGGACGGCAGAGTTAATGCATTAGCCAGAGTCTTGGAACGGATAGTTATGTTGAAAGTTTATAAGCCAGAGTACCATTTGGAGTTGCTGAGGCTAATGAAGACACAAACAAACTTGAAGGCCAAGACCAAGCACGGTGTGCGTTATAACACGGGGTACGCCAGAGCATCTGGTTCACCAGAAACGTCTGCTTACAACACTATATTGAACGCTTTCATAGCTTTCCTAGGCTTTAGGATGACTAGAGTCAATGGGAGGTATATGACAGCAGAAGAAGCGTGGGCGCAACTGGGTTTATATGGAGGAGATGACGGTATGACGTCAGACCAAGACAGGAAGGCAGCAGAGAAAGCTGCGAGGATGATGGGACAAGTCATGACAGTGGAGAGGACGAAGAGAGGCGATATGGGAGTTGCCTTTCTAGCCAGACATTATGGGCCCGATGTTTGGTGGGGAGACTCAAATAGCTGCTGCGATATCCGCAGACAGCTAGCAAAGTTTCACGTTACCACAAAGCTGAGTAGCAAGATTACCCCCATAATCAAGCTACGTGAGAAAGCATTTGCCTTCTCACTCAGTGATTCAGAAACACCTATCCTAGGGTGGTTTGTGAATCGTGTTCTGGAGCACATGCCTATTAAACACACTCAGTATGAGAATGTGTTGGGTATATGGAACTCAACGGTTCTTAAATCCAATCATTACCCCAATGTTTATCAAGACTGGATGTATGATCTTGCAAAAGACCAGCTACCAGGGTTTGACATTAAGGGATTCTTTGATTGGGTTCAGGACGTTGATGCCAATGGGTTATTTAACCCACCGCGCTTTTGTGAGCGACCAGAACCACAACCCAAAAGTGGGGTCATCGCCGTCGACGGTGACACCACAGGGACTGAGACAACAACAGCACCAACATCCTCGGCTGGCAGTGAGGTTGCGAGTGACAACCCGGTGAAGAAACGTTACCGCGGTCGCAAGCCTAAATCTGCCCGCCCATCACATGCGAAAGGACGGAAACGTCCAGCAGTTGTAGACAAGAAAGGTTAGTAACCTTTGGAGTCCTGTCCGCCGTGGACATTAAATACCAGGTCGCCGACTTATTAGTCGATG